ATAGGATCTGGTGTCTCGAAATTATCTCGTGCACCTTCTTTCCTAAACTGGTTCAATAATCTTAATCTAGGAGAATCCTGGTAGACCCTTGGTCTGATACTAGGATGAAAACCGAAATCTTGGCAATAGTGCACGTATTTCTGGGAAATACGGTACTTGTCCCATGATATCTCGAACCCCATGGATTCTTGAAATTTTGGTATCTGCTGAAGATCTTTCAGTTTTCCTACACCTGTATGGTCATCGCCAGCACAGTAGAATAATCTAACAGTGCTTCGTACGAAGTTCCTGTCGTGTAGTCTCTTATAGTATTTGCCAATACTGACATCTTCGAGGGTATTAAACCTAAATCGCGTTGCGATCCAAGATGCCATGCTTGACAAAGTGAGAAGACACTTAGTCAGGGGTTCTCCCATGAGGATTCCCCTTGCAGTTGCCCATGTGACATTCTGCATGGTTCTATTAGAACCAGTCTTTCTCTTCTCACCAAATATGAGACGTTGCCTAAGCTCGTCTGGGAAATCCCTGATTTCCTTCTGAGACGCAGCGTAGGTAAGTAGTCTTGGACTACAGAGCAATGAAGAAGCCTCCTTGAGGTACTTCATTGTTCCCGTGTCTATTAATTTCGCAGTCATTAGACCTTCAGCGTATCCGCAAAGTAATCCTTTCGATACATCGTGCCTTGCACGATCAGTGGCTGAGGTTAAATCTGACGACGATATCCATTTATTCTCCTTTGGAGTGGATTCACCATAATGGTTGTAATGGGAAAGCCCAAACCGCCATAAATGATCTGTTTCCACTAAGCCCACTCGGGCCCCAGGTAAATTCTCAAGGTGTTCCTTGAAGAAGTGACCTGCAGGGGATAGGAAAAGGTTCAACCAGGTTTCACCTGCTGTAACTGGTCTGATCTTGCAGCCCGGCTCAGTGACCACAGCAACTTTTGCTGCGGGATACATTGATGCCCTGTCGTTCTTTTCCTTTTCTATTTTACTGAATATAAAGAGTAGTCTACCCAATCGGTTGTCTATTCCTTTGTAAAATTCAGTTTCTAATGAGAAGTATGGTTCGATACCTTCTGTAAAGCTGCCACGTAGCGGCTCTGTAAGGTATGCGATTTCCCAGACCTGCAGTGGTCCATGGTACTTTTCGCATACGAGGTTTCCATAAGGATCCCTGTAGGATTCCTCATCGAGCTCGAATACTTCATATATTGGAGTTTTAAGGAACTCGTAGAAGGGCTGCCCTTCTTTGAGAATGTTCCATTTACCTCCGCTTTCTCTTGTATATTCATAGCTAGCTCCGCTTGCTAAGGACAGATGCATGTCTGTTACCTTAGGTGCGCGTATTTTCTCCATCCTCCTTGAGGTGTAGTCCGCGCATATCTTCCCAAGTTGGAAGGCTTCGCTATATGCTCTTTTGTCATAGTCACAGGGCTTTGACATAGAGTCTATGAATTCTTTTGTCTTCTCTCTACGGGATTTCGAGCCCGG